CCTTCTCTAGTAGAGTAGGCTACATCATCAAAATTGCTATTACCTGCAGAGTCCTGCAATGGAGTTTCATTCAGATAAATAGACTTTTGAGCACTTAGTAATCCTACTATTTCACCTTCAGATAGTAAATCAATAACTCTAGCTTTGGAATCCGAAAATAATGTATCGTCGTCCTCTTTGGCAGTACCACCCCCTCCTTTTCCACCACCACCAGCACCTTGAATAGCTCCAGCTCCTAAGCCTGCGTTATGCACTCTAATACCATTAGCTATAAAAGTATGTTGGTTCTCTACAGTTAAATTAAATACTTCATCTAACCCTAGTTCTTCTACTTTTATTATAGGTCTTAAGTGGTTATTTTCATCAATTAAACAATCGTCAGAATCTAAAGACCCGATAGCTACAAAAGTATTGAATTGGTTTAGTACCCAATGATTTGGGGTAGCATCTATATGTTTCTGCCCCCAAAAATGGTAGCGATTAACTTTATTATTCTGATGAGTATGTACTTTAAGTACTTTTGCTTCGTGTATAGTTCCTGTATCATCAAAACTAACTACTAAATCACCAATCTGCAGGTCTTTAATAGGAGTTTCCCCTATAGGCGTACTTACTAAAGTATCCCCAGTGAAGCAACCACCTCCAGCACCTCTAACCCAACCGTTATTACTCATGGTGTATAATCCTCTGGTGAAACTCCTGAACTTATAACAGTTCCCCCTATTAATAATTGACCGTAAGCTACTGGGATAGCATAACCCTGTCTAGCTGTATTAGTTGCTCCATCGAATCCATAGTTTGTAGGCTTATCTGCAGTATCTGGAGTTTCTGGAGTGGGAGCTAGCATAGATGCTATTCCGCCTAATATTAAGGCTCCAGCAAACTTCATCGCAATAGTGCCGAAAGTCCCCGCTTGCTGAACTCCTACTCCAACTGCATCCATTATACCCATAGCTTCTCCTCCTCCCATCGCTAGATATTGTTGACCATATATATAAAATCCACTAATTATCAAAACACCCATAAGAATCATACCTAGACCTTTACTTTTTGCCCCTAGTATTACAGGTATTATTTTAATTTCTTGACGCCCAGAAGGGTGTCCTAGCTCAGAGTAGTCATTAATATAAGACTTTCCTACTATTACTTTATAGCCAACACCTCGTTCTTCTGAAGAAGCAACGAATTGCCTAAACCCTATGTTATTAACATCAAGGGCTCTAAAAGCTTCTCCAGGCGAGTTTACATCTAAGGACCAGTCCTTACCATACTTTTCTGCTAATTCTCCGTAAAGTGTTACTTTCTTTAACATAATGATTTGTGCCTTAAATGGTGCGTGGTATGTTTTCTCCAATATCCGCCATAGATTTCTCTATTGGATAGTCTACCGTGTACGTGATGTAAAATTCTATCGTTTCCGATGAAAACTGCCGCATGGTTTGGTACAGGTGAAATTAATTTTATTAAAAAGACATCATATTTTTTAATATCATTTTCATCAAGTATCTTAACAAAACCTTGTTCTTCATAGTTTTCTAAATATCGGTTCTCACCTTTATCCCACCAGCCATCTTGACCACTGAAACATTCAAAATCGATATTTAGCTCTTTTTTGTAATAATCTCTAAGTAATGTACAACAATCTAAAATTCCATAACTAAATTGTCTGCCTACCAGGGGTGCTTCATACCCTGAAGGCTCCCAACTGTGTAGTCTGTTACCTGGCCAACTTAGAATGTGCCAAGGCTTATTAGAAGTTTCACAAGCAACTTTATCTGCTTCGGAAGGCTCGCAACCTTCGTTAGGATGAGAATGACAAATACCTATTATAACTCCAGTATCTTCTGCATCCGCATAACTTACGGGGTCTATGATAAAGTACTCTTCAGGATTCTCAGCTATATTTTTTGCGGGGAAGTATCTTTCTTTCTTACCTACCCCTATAATAAACCCACAGGCTTCTTTAGGGAACTCTCCTTCTACATGTTTTCTAAAATCATCTAAGGTTTTCTCATTCATCGTACCGAGCCCATATTAATACCGGCTCCTGGAAATCCTCCAAAAGGGCTCTCTAGAGGCTCGGGGAACCTCAATTCACAAGAGGTAAAGGTTTTTGAACAGTGGTCATCAGCAGTAGCTGCTACAGTATTATTATTAATATCCCAATAATTACTACCAGAATACCTACACTCTACCCCTTTGTATACCCAAGGGCAAGAGTTAGCTACTACTGTTCTTGAAGGTAACTTAACTCCGTGAATATCGTGTGCTGCAGTTAATTCAAATTGAATATGAGTCCTAGTTTCTACAGCTTTTCTATCTACATACCAAATCTCGTCTGGAAAATGTGCAGTATCATCTGCTATGGCGGAAGCGTACCATATACCTGGTCCGGTTGCCGCTTCACAAGTAGTCTGGTTATACACTGTCCAAGTTCCAGCTGAGCCATTTTTAGTAGCATCTAAACAATCTGATTTACTGAGACTTGGGTCTGAACCCGACTCTCCAGTACATACTCCTGCTGTTGGGTAACCATTAGTATAACAGTAAGAATCTAAATATTTTGCGAAAGTTTTCTTTCTTGTAACTTTTGCACCAATTAAATCATCATAACTCTTAATAACGCTTGATAAAATAGAGGTAATATTAGCTACAGTTACTGTAGGTCTAGGTATCGAGCCCGCACCAGAAAATTCAAACCCTTCCGCTTCTATAGGCATCGCTGAATATCTATTACCTTGCCACACTATCTCTTGCATATTCTCATTATGACCAGAGTGCCATCTAAGAATTGGTTCAGTTGTAGGGGCAGTACCTACCGATAGATCAAGTTCAAATAACTCAATAACTGCCCCAGGTTCAAAGCCGTGAATATCCGCTGTAATTTTATCACTCATGGTTCAAATACCCTTGTAAATGTTGCTGTTATAGTTCTAATACCTGATAAAGTTTCTTGAGAACTCCATTTTTCACAGGTATACTTCTTATATGGATAAACAGTATAAGTTTCTCCACTTGCCATAATATCTGCTGCTAATGATAATTGCGTTGCACTATCTACGGCCGTTACAGTAGTAGTAGTTCCGCCTGAATCTGTAACAGTAGTGTTTAAATATCTAGCAGTAAAATACTGACTAGTATCAATAAGTTTTTTAGTAGCAGCACTAGTAGTAGTACTGGCTATCTCATACCCAAGAGGGTACCAATCAAATGCAGTTACTCCTCCTTGTACCTCAAAAAACTTTACAATCTTATTAGCTTCTGCTGAAGTTCTATTTTTCCAAGTTAAAGACCATGACTCAGGTGTATTATTTATACCAGCAGCTACTCGCTGCTCATACCCATCACCGTAAGCAGCTTTTAAAATTCTAGGTTGTTGATCGGCTTTTAGTCCCCTATCTGGATTTATATTTACTTCTGTATTAAAATTTGCCATAATTAGTATTGACTAAGTAGCCCTCCAGGTCGTTTCTGATCTACTAGTTCCGCTTGTACTGCTTGTGAAACCATGTAGCCAAGTTGTTTAGCTCTATCTCCATCCATTCCAGAATTAGTATCAGATTTAGCATTTCCATCACTGTCAATAGTTACATTAACTGTAACGTTATTTTCTGTATTACCTGTTGCTCCACTAATTGGAATAGATCTTCCATCAGGTAGCGGCACTACCGCTTCGTTGTATTTACCTTCTCCAACTAATCCTAGTGTAGGTTTAGTAACAAGACCGCCCTTAGCGAAAGCTTGAAAACCGCCTTTAATAACATTACCATTAGCACTACCAAAAATACCACCAAAGATATCATCAAATATTGAACCCATTAGTTTACCTGAAGCCCTCTGTACGAAACTCATAGCAAGCCCTTTAGCATCCATATGCCCACCAGTTACTACAGATTGAAATCCCTGTTTCATTGTGTTCTTTGCATCCCCTGCTATACTAACTGCTAAGTCTTGCCCAGTATTTAATTTTCCATTTATACCATTAGAAATATCACCACTTTTATTGGTAATATTTAAAGCATCTGTGTCAGCTGCACCTGCTAAAGATGTATTAGCGCTATTAGCTGAATCAGTATCTGGTAATTTTTCTATAACCTGACTTAATTTATCACCCATTAGTACTTTCAAGCTCTCGACAAGATCTTTAACATCCATCTCTAATACTTGACCTTGTTGGGCATCTTGTGGTAATACATTTAGCTTTTTAAGTAATTTTAATAATTCTGAATCGATTCCATTATTACCTCCCATATCCATTACTCTAGTACTATTTGTCTCGACACCGGCCGCATAAGTCTGTCGATTAAATCTATTAAGACCCATATCTGGTGTATAATTAAATTCTCTAGTTCCATTTTTACCACCAAAGTCAACTGTAGCAATTTTACCTGTGGTGCTAAAGTACTCTCCAACGGCTCTTTGAAGTAATTCTAACGGAGTTCCTGAGTCTGTACCGAAGAAAAAACCACCTTTCTCAAAGGTGCTCTCTTTAATACCAAACCCGCTTCCTGCCTTATAATCCTGAGAAATGCTACTATCCTCTTCTGTTTTTAGTCTTACTCCAATACTATTAGGACCAATGGATATACCATCAATTCCTAGTTTACCAAATATACCCTCTAAGAAATTACTTATTTTTGTTAGCAGTCCTATTTCGGTATTAGTGCCCTCCAATAAAGAGGTTACCATCTTAGGTGTATCTTTATCTACGACAGATTCTATTAACTGCTTAATGAACTCGGGAGTCATGCGGCTCTCTTGATAATCTGGTATCAAGTCTTTAACTAATTGTACCTGCTCCTCTCGGGTTTCTGGCTTCTCTAAAGTCGCATACACAGTTTTAAGTCTTACAAAAAACTCTTCTATAGATCTTTCATCATTTCGGTATAAACCAGCTAACTCTACGTTTTTCATTCCGGAAGATACACCTTCACTAAACTTTTTCTCCCTTTCTGTATAGTAAGTTCCTGCATAATCCTTTTCTGGATTATCTCCTCCTTCTACATTCAATGTTGTAAGAAAGCCAGCATAACCAGTACCGCCACCAGAACCGGTGCCGGTACTCTTAAAATAATCGGACATTTTTTCAAAGGGTACTACTACACTCCTATGCAGTACCTCATGTAGTACGGACTCTATTTGAGTAGTTTCTATATCTTTATCATTTGTTATAAAAGCATTCATACCCCCTATGGACTTAACAAATCGTAAAGTGAAGTGCTCTAAATCCTGTAGGTATTTAGTAGGATTATTGTATAAATCACTATTTACTTCTTTTTGTCCAGCTACAAACTCTGATACTCTTTTGTCCCATAAAGCTTTTACTTTGTCCTCTGACATAGCAAAAGGTGTAACTTTATTTTCCTTATCGGTACTCCTAGTACCTTTAAACATTATATCTTCGCTCCAGCCTCCACTTAACATAGTAGTAAGATCCCTTGATCTAGTATCTAGTCCTGCCCCGGTGCCTAAACCTTGGGACATTGCCTGTGTAGCCTGTACTACTAAACCAATCCCGTCTTTTACTTGTTCTTCCATTGTGCGAAGCTCTTCTAGTTTATCAACTAAAATCTGCGTTTCGGTTCTAGGAAACATTACTTCAATTAGATCCTCACCAACGCCCATACTCCTGGCTCCTTCCGCAAGCAAGCCTTTATTACCAAATACAGTACTTTGAGCTAAGTTGCCTATAATACTGCCTGCTGAATCTGCGAAGCCTTGAGCTAAATTTTCCTTAAGTTGTTCTTTCCACTCTTTATCAGGCTTTTTATTCATAAATAAATCAGAAGCTGCACTACTTATAGCATCTCCAAAAGAATCTGCTACCCCTACCATAGCTTCACCCAACCAATCAGTCGCTTCCTTCCATTGCGCCATTTTTAGATCTAACTCAGTACTACTTATTTCAGCTTCAATTTCCTTTAGTTTAAGCATCTCTCTTTCTCGAGTAAGCGCTTTATCTGAAATCTTATCGTCCCAATCTGCCATCTTCTTTCTAAGGTCTAGGATATCTTTATGCTCTAAAAAACTTTCGCTTTGTATAGCTATATGGCCCATTTCTTTATTTAGTACTTCGTGTCTATTTACTATTAGTTTTCCTTGAGCAGTAGTTGCTAAACGTACCCATTTAGCTATATTTTTATATTCTTTTTCACCAGGGAATGCTAGACGAAATTTCTTAGCAAAAGCCCCTTTTAAATTCTTCTGTGCGTCTTCACCTAAACTACCAAATTTTTCCTTTAGCATATCTAATGTGAAGGCTACTTTCTGACCATCCTTAAATACCTCGTCTAGTGCGTTTTTAAACTTAGACAGTTCCTCTGTAATTTTATCCGACTTCCACTTTTTAAAGTTACTATCATTCCCAAATATGGAATCATTTAGTTTATCGTTAATCTGCTCAGATAGTAAGTAGGTAGTACCGAATATTTTATGTAGGTGCTTAGACACTGCTTCTGATGTATTACCTAGCTGCCTGATTCTAAGGTCTAGTAGCCTTACACGGTCCGCCGCATGATCCTTCTCTGCTCCCTTTAATTGACCCATCTTAATATTGGCCTCTAGTGTCGCCTTCTCTCTCTCTAATATCATTTGCTCGTACTTAGCCTTCACCTTCACCGCAGAAGTACCAAGGCGATCTAACTCTGACATTTTAAGCTTTATAAAGGATATTTCAGTAGCACGAGTAAGTTCCTCCTCATACATTTTAGTAGCGTTAGCGTGGTTCATCTTAGTAACTAGAGATAGCTCTGACTCCCCTTTTATTAACTCATCATAGATACTACTTCGGGCTTGTACTAGAGCCTCCTGCCCTTCAGACTTGTTCTGAGTAGCTCTTCTCTTAAGTATATCTAGGCGCTCTGGTGTAGGAGCTGAACCATCTCCTGTCTGTCCCTTTCGTATTAAATCAAGGGAATGCTCCGCTGAAGCTATAGCTTGCTTAGCTAGCTCAATCTTACCTATAAGGCTTTTACTAAGGGTTACTTGTAATGCCTTGTACAAGCCTCCTGTGTCCATTCCCCCCTCAGCAAAGTACTTACGAAGTTGTAATACTTTGTTATACTCTTCATCGTTTATTAGGGTTACTAAGGCGGAGTTATTATCCCCAAATAGCCCCTGCTCCTTCAACATCATAAACTTATCTGAAGCAGACTGTGTTCCATCCTCTAAATTCTTAATCAAGGCCTCAAAAGTCTTAGAGAAATCTCTTAAATTGGAACTTGGGAAAATAGAGGCGACAAGGTCTTTCTGTTGAGTAGATAGTTTTTTTGCATTATCTATCATATCTTGCAGTATATCTCTGTGCTTCTTTGCTTCTTCTGCCGCTGCTTTTTGGGCATCAGCAATATCCTCTAACATTTTTACTGCTTCAGCTCGTGTAAGATCAAAAATTCCTTCTAGCTTTTCAACGGCCAATTCAGGAGAAAGTACTCCTTCATTAACTTTTTGTAAAGTGGTAATAACGGTCTCAGCTGCGTCTTCTGCTGAATTGCCCCACATAGTCCAAGCATTCATTGAACTTCTAACTGAAATGTATACACCGGTTACTGCTAAAGCTACCCCCACTAACGCTACTGCGGTGGCTCCTACAGTTACTCCTAGGAGTCCGAAAGTTACAGTTGCTAGGGTGCCTTCTGCCGCAGCAGCTGTTGCTGCTGTTGCTAACCCACTGAGCATAACTCCTGCGGTAGTTACCCCTCCTCCGAATAACGCAGAAGCAAACTCCCCTCCTATGCTACTAGAGCTAGATGCCTGGAAGCTTTTCGTAAGTCGGTTTTCTAAATCCAACTCTACTATAAATTTATCAAACTCAGAAGGAGATAGTGCACCCGCTATGCTACTTAATGCCCCCGCCAATGCATCATTTAGTTTATCTCGTATAGAGTTACCTACTAATCCGAATAACGCGTCAATGAAGGAAGCGTACCAAGAGTTATTAATAGCTTCGATATCTATTTGACCAGCCGCGCCTTCAAACGCCATCTGAAGCCCTTCTGCAATATTATACTTTTGCTTATGGAAGTCTAAAGACCCTACTAAGGTCTCTGCGGTGTTTAGCTTGGAAGACTTACCTAAGGCCCTGCGTTTGGTTAGTAAAGTTATAGTGGTCTTCATAGACCCGTTTAGCTCTTCTACAGCCTTGTGGGCCTTATTAGCCGCCTTACTCCAACTAAGTAGCTCTTCTGCCACCCATTTTATCATCATGATGGAACCTAAGGCTCCTACCATCCAACTCAGCCCTTTAGAGAGGCCCGTAAATAAAGAACCAAGTGCTGCTCCCATTTTACCTATCTTACTATTCTGTAGCATACCCAACTGTTTTATTAACCCAGAAGCATCTTCTACCTGCGAATTTAATTCATCTATAGCTACACGGTTATCCGCACGGAACTTAGCTGATTGCTTTTGAGTCATTCCTTCCTCCCCCCTAGTATACGTCTCAAGCTTTGTATTGGCCTTCGATATTTTGCCCTCCTCATCCTTTATAAGGCCTGATATACCTGAGGACGTCATCATACCGAAAGCGCCTTTGAAGAACCCCGATCTTTCAATAACCTGAGATGCCAACCTAGTTCCATTAATGAAGTTCTGAAACCCTTTAGCTAACCCCTCCCCCATAGCTGCAGCACCTAGCTGTATCTTCTTCATCATAGACAACATTTCTAAGGAGAAGTTACCCTTGGTGGCCTGTCCGATACCCCCTATCGTTTTGGTTAATCTACTTAATATATTATCTAGAAGTCTTAGATCCTTCTTAGATACTCCTGCCATGCCCACCGTACCTTTTGTCGCTTCACCTCTATCTATCTTACCTAGGGACGCTTTAGTAGCTAGGTTTAGGCCTTTTATTATATTGACCCCAAATTGCTTACCTGTACCCATTATACCAGCCTTTACGGCTTTTACAAATGCTTTGCCCCCTAGTTTACCATTGTCTAGTCCCATACTCTTAAGCTGAGTTCTCAGCTCCGCCTCCTGAGCTACCCGGTCAGTTTTTAATTTAGATAAAGCATCCGCGCCTCCCTTCTTCATCTGGGTAGCATTGAAAGCTTTTAGTCGCTTAGTAAGTCTACCAAGTCCCGCCGCGAATTTGTCTATTTTATCCCCTAAGCTGGTGAAGAATGGGAACATTTTCTGCATTAAACTTCTACCTATTAAGGCCATTACAGAGATTAGTAGAGCCTCAGAATCTGCTAATACGCGTACCAAAGGGGCTAGCCCCGATGCTATAGAACCTGCTCCTGCCATAGCTAAGTCCATTACGGAAGTGCTAAGTTGCTTAAAAGCATTAGCTGGTATAGTCTCTGCAATGTCTCCAAACTTACTCTCTAGCTGACCTACGGCAGATGCATTACGCGCAGTAAGTTTCTCCATCTCTGTTAGTTCTGCAGTAGTCTTATTTATGCTTTTGGCGAACTTTTTGTAGACAACATCAAGGCGGAAAATTATACCTAGCTCGTCTAGAATCTCAGGCTCTGCCTTTACAATACCACGAGTTAAACGATCCATAGCGTCCGACATATCTCTACCTAGAGCAACCGAAGCCGCACGTGCAGCCTTAGTCATTCGAATAATTTGTTTTGTAGTTAGCCCTGCAGTAGACGCAAGTGCAGTACTTTGGGAGGCTTCCTTAAAGTCCAACATGTACCCAGAAGCCTTCTGAATACTTTTGGCGATCTGAGACATACTCTTACCGGTGGAAGCAGCAAAAGCAGCCTGTCCCTTTCGTAAGATACTATAGTCAGCCGCCCTCTCAAGAGCGGTATAAGCAGCAGTTAA